CTAAACCTGATTTTCTAGATCTAGACAAAGACAATAATAAAACTGAGTCTATGAAATCTGCAGCAGCATCAGCTAAAGGCATGATGAAAGGTGGCAGAGTTAAGAAAATGGGTGGCGGCTCTATGATGAAAAAAAGAGAAGCTATGAAAAAAGGATCTATTCCACCACAACTTAAAAAGTTCGTAATGGCTAAAAAGAAAAAAGCCAAAATGAAAAAGAAAAAAGCATAATGGCTGGACCAGGTTTATACGCAAACATTGCAGCTAAAAAAAGAAGAATTGCTGCTGGCTCTGGAGAGAAGATGAGAAAAAAAGGAGCTAAGGGTTCGCCAACTGCAGCAAACTTTAGAAGAGCTGCACAAACAGCGAGGAAAAGATAATGACTAAACTATGTCCAAGAGGTAAAGCAGCAGCGAAACGTAAATTTAAAGTTTACCCGTCTGCATATGCTAATGCTTACGCTTCTAAAATCTGTGCAGGTAAGATCAAAGATCCATCTGGTGTAAAAAGAAAAGATTTTAGAGGTCCTAAGAAAGCTGAAGGCGGTAGAATATACAAAGCTGGAGGCGGACTTACTGAAGCCACACAAAGACTTAGAAGACAGGGTCTGGGTATGGGTGGTAAAGCATGCATACAGTTAAAAGGATTTGGCGCAGCTAGAAGACCAAATAAATAACATGGCAAAGAACGGTTTAAAAAAATGGTTTGCCCAGAAGTGGGTAGACATTGGCAGCAAAAAGAAAGATGGTTCTTTCTCTAAGTGTGGCCGTTCTAAACAGAAAGCAGATGCAAAACGTAAGTATCCAAAATGCGTGCCACTTGCAAAAGCGAAAAGTATGTCAGAGGGACAGAGAAGATCAGCAGTATCTAGAAAAAGAGCAGTTGCTCAGGGAGTTGGTGGTAAACCAACCAATGTTAAAACTTTTGCAAAAAGAACAAAAGCTGCAAAAGGTTATGCAGCAGGTTACATAGGTAAAAGCATAAAAGGTGAGTATGGTGGAGTAAATCTATCTAATCCATCTTATGTAAAATACTATAAAGGTATGCTATAATGAGAGCGTATTACTCAAAAGGCACAATGCCTGCGAGAAACAAAAAGAATTTTCGTGCAACCAAAAAAGGTGCGGGAATGACAAAGGCTGGGGTGAAAGCTTATAGAAGATTAAATCCTGGTTCTAAATTAAAAACAGCCGTGACTGGTAAAGTGAAACCAGGATCAAAAGCTGCCAAACGTAGAAAATCATTCTGCGCGAGATCATTAGGACAAATGAAAAAATTTCCTAAAGCTGCAAAAGATCCTAATTCTAGATTACGTCAGGCAAGAAGGAGATGGAAATGCTAAAAAATGGCAAGAAGAAAAAAATAAAAAAAGTAATTAAAGGTCTTAAGAAGGCATCTAAATTACACGCAGGTCAAGCTAAAACATTAAAAGGAGTTATTGGTGGCGGATCCAAAAAAAGGAACGGGTAAACACCCTGGTAAAAAATATGGTAGAAGGCTTTACACTGATGAAAACCCACGTGACACTGTTAAGATTAAGTTCGCAACGCCAACAGATGCGAGGAAGACGGTTGCGAAAGTTAAAAAGATTAGTAAGCCGTTTGCTAGAAAAATTCAAATTTTAACCGTTGGAGAACAGCGAGCCAAGGTCATGAAGAAAAACAAAGTCGCTGCTATATTTAAAAAAGGCAAAGAAGCAATTAGAAAAACGCAGAAAGCTTAAAAGTTAGGAGAAAGATAAATGGAAGATGGATTAGTTATTGTGGCTAAGATACAGAAAATAATGAGAGATAATCTACAAACTGTCGGAGAGACTATGATAGGTGGTGGTGTTGACAACATGGAAAAATATCAGTATATGCTAGGACAAGCTAGAACATATCAGCTATTGTTACAGGAAATCTCTAACCTGCTGAATAATAAGGAGCAAAAAGATGAACAAGGAACAGTTATCGACCTCAACAGAAGAGGTCCAAAAACATAAACCAGCTTTATTGGATAAGATAAAAGCTGAGAAAAAACCAGAAAAAGACATATCAAAAACAGAATCATCTAAATTACCAGAACCAACTGGTTGGAGGATATTGGTATTACCTTTTAAAATGAAAGAAAAAACCAAAGGTGGATTATATTTAGGACAAGAAACATTGGAAAGACAACAGGTCGGATCTAATTGTGGAATGGTATTGAAAATGGGTCCACACTGTTATGATAAAGAAAGATACCCAGAAGGACCTTGGTGTAAAAAAGGTGATTGGGTTATCTTTGCAAGATACGCTGGATCTAGAATACAGATAGATGGTGGGGAGGTTAGATTGCTAAACGACGATGAAATTTTAGCAACCATCGAAAACCCTGAAGATATATTTCATCAATATTAAAACATAGAAGGAGTAAACTATGCCAGAAGAAGAAAACAAAAAATCACCTATGGTTGACATAGATACTTCCGGGCCGGAAGTTGAGGTCAATCTTGATGAAGAAACAAAACAAGAAGAACCAAAGGAAACAATAAAAGTCGAAGAAACAGAAACAAAAGAAGAAACAAAAATTGAAGAAGAAACAAAAGAACCAGAAGTAAAAGAAGAGACAGAAGAAAAGAAAAAAGAATTAGAGGAATATAGTGATGGTGTGCAAAAAAGAATTGCCAAACTAACTAAAAAATGGCGTGAAGCAGAACGTCAAAAAGAGGCTGCTATAGAGTGGGCTCAAAAAGTTAAGGTAGAGCAAGAAAGTTTGCAAACCAAACTATCAACAATAGAACCTAACTATGTAACCGCTATGGAGGGCAGGGTAACATCTGGTCTACAGGCTGCACAAGCTGCTCTGGCTAAAGCAAGAGAAGCTGGTGACATCTCTGCAGAGGTTGAGGCACAAAAGATGATAGCCAGATTAGGTGTGGAAGAGGCGAGAGTAGCTAATTTAAAGAAAAAATCTGAAACAGAGGTAAAACAACCTCTTAAGACTCCAACTTTAGATCAAGCAATAGCTCCTGCGTCCACAGTATCTGATCCAAAGGCCGAAGCATGGGCTGAGAAAAACCCATGGTTTGGTACAGATAATGCCATGACCTACACTGCATTTGATTTACATAAAAAACTAACAGAGGAGGAAGGGTTTGATGCACAATCTGATGATTATTATGCAGAGATTGATAAACGTATGAGACTTGACTTCCCGCATAAATTTGGTAAAACTGAAACAACGGCATCGACAAAGCCTACACAAACAGTAGCTTCAGCAAAGCGAAGTGTAAATAACAAGTCGCAGAAAACAGTGAGACTCACGCCGTCTCAAGTAACCATTGCTAAAAAATTAGGTGTGCCACTAGAACTTTATGCGAAACAATTAAATATCACGAAGGAGAGATAAGCATATGACAGAGAAAAAAATAGACTCCCGTGCGAGCCAAACCAAAGTTAAACAACAGAAAAAAGTTTGGACTCCACCATCATCTTTAGATGCTCCACCCGCACCAGATGGTTTTAAACACAGGTGGATAAGAGCTGAGTCGCTTGGTTTTGAAGATAGTTCAAACATGTCGGCTAAGATTAGATCAGGTTATGAATTAGTGAGAGCTGATGAATATTCTGATGAGGATTATCCAAGTGTAGAAGACGGGAAATACAAAGGAGTTATCGGAGTTGGCGGCCTTTTGCTGGCAAGGATACCGGACGAGATTGTTGAGTCGCGCAAAGCATATTTTGCACAACAAACCAAAGACCGAAACGACGCGATTGATAACGATTTAATGAAGGAACAGCATCCAAGTATGCCGATCAATAGTGATCGACAGACTCGTGTAACCTTCGGTGGTACTAAGAAATCCTAATTAAAGAATTTCTAACCAACGAATAATTAAATCGTACTGGAGGCCCTTTTGGGCAGGTACATAAAAGGAGCAATACTATGGCTAATAAAGACGCGGCTTTTGGTTTTAAACCTACAAGACATCTTACAGGTGGAAGAATCAGAGCTGAAGAGTACAAAATCGCGGCTAACCATGGAACTTCCATTTTTAATGGTCAAGTGGTTGAAGCGGTAGCTGGTGGTGGTATTGAACAAGCGGCAGCTGGAGACACTCAACAAGCGGGTGTGTTCGGAGGTTGTTTCTTCACAGATCCATCAACTAGTAAACCTACATTCAAAGCCTTCTATCCTGCAAGCACAAACGCTTCAGATATAGTGGCTACGGTGTTTGTGGATCCTTTTATCGTGTTTGAAGCACAACATGATGGTACAGGAACATCAGCGATGAATAATTCTGGTTTTGATTTTGTTGGAACGAGTGGAAGCACTCTTTCTGGACAATCAACTTCAGAGATTGACACATCTACTTCTGGGACATCAGGTGGTTTTAAACAGATCAGTATATCAAAAGATCCAGAAAATAGTGATGAGTCATCAGCAAATGCGAATGCATACGTTGTATTCAATACTGGTGAGCACATCTTTAAATTAACAACAGGCGTATAATTATAGGAGTATATAAATTATGGCAATATCAAGAGCACAGCTAGTCAAAGAACTAGAGCCAGGTTTGAATGCACTATTTGGCCTGGAATATAACAACTACGCGGATGAGCATCTTCAGATCTACGATGTAGAAAATTCTGACAGAGCTTTCGAAGAAGAAGTGATGTTATCTGGTTTCGCTAATGCTTCAGTAAAACCTGAAGGATCAAGCATAAACTTCGATACAGCACAAGAAACTTTCACTGCTAGATACACACACGAAACGCTTGCTTTAGCGTTCTCAATCACTGAAGAAGCGATTGAGGATAACTTGTATGACAGACTTGCGTCTAGATATACAAAAGCTTTAGCTAGATCTATGGCAAATGCTAAACAGATCAAAGGAGCTAACGTGTTAAACAACGGTTT